GCTCAAGGTTTTGTGATGTTGCTTTTTGCCGTGTTTGGCATGTTGCTGATTGGTATTTGGTATCAATCTATGCAGTTACTCAAAGGTAAAACCTTTAGCGAAATTATTGCTGAAGTTAAAGCCGCTTTTGCTGCAATGTTCAATAAATAAGGAAATCATCATGTCTATTACATTTGATCAAGCCTTTGAACGTCTCATTGGCCATGAAGGTAAATTTACAAATGATCGTCAAGACCGTGGCAATTGGACGACTGGTGTAATTGGTAAAGGTCAACTAAACGGCACAAAGTATGGTATTTCTGCCATGACTTATCCTGATTTAGATATTAAAAGTTTAAGCCTTGAACAAGCCAAAAATATTTATAAACGGGATTGGTGGGACAAGATCAATGCCGATCAGATTGACTCTGCACTTGTTTTTCAAGTTTGGGATTTTGCCATTAATGCAGGCATGGGAACCGCCAAACGTAAACTACAATTGGCTGTAGGCGTGTTAGATGATGGCATTATCGGAAACTTAACCATTCAAGCCATTAATAAAGCTGATTTAAATGATATTTTATTGAAATTCAATGCAGAACGATTGAAATATTATACAAGTTTAAGTACTTGGCCACGCTACGGAAAAGGTTGGACCTTACGTGTTGCAAGTCAGTTAAATTATGCAGCATTGGATAATTAAATCATGATCGCCTTGATCGGTTTAAAAACTTTTTTGCAAGAAAAATTGCCGGATATGACTGCAGACAAATGCCATTTATTTATTGTGAATGGCACTCAAGCAAAAGGTTATCTAGATTATACCGTTCGGCTTTTATTTCTTGATTATCGCTTAGATCCAATTGAAGTCATCATGCTAATTCGGAGTTGGCTTAAATCTCAAAATCTGCATTTAGACACCACAGGCAATGATCTACAAATTTCATTTAGTTCTGAAATTATTGATAAAGATACCTTTGACCTTGAAGTTGACTTTCCTCAGCGCGATAAAGTGGTAATAGAAGACCAGGGTTATCATATTTGCCCTGAGCTAGTATGGAGTGATTTACAAGGTGGATTCATTCCGAAAGGATCAGAATAATGAAGTCTTTTGCTGCTTTAAATCGTTGGTTTGATCAATATCTTCATCACCTAGAGCCCTCACAAAGACGAGAATTAATGCGTCGTTTAGCCCAAGGATTAAGAATACGATCTAAAGACAGAATTAGTCAGCAAAGAGATCCAAACGGTAATCGTTTTACACCAAGAAAAAGAGATCAAATTGGAAGTATTAAACGTAAAGGTGCCATGTTCAAAAAGATTGGCCAACAATTAAAAACAGAATATTCAGCCGACAAAGCTTCAGTAGGTTTTGGTGGACGTACAGCCCAAATTGCGAAAGTGCACCAGGAGGGAAAAACGATCCGCCCTACTGATCACGCAAAACCAACTAAATACCCAATTCGAGAATTGGTTGGTTTTAGTCAAGATGATCAAAAATGGATTGAAACGGAGTTAGAGAGATTCTTCAGAATATGATTGAACTCAGATGTAAATGCGGAAAATTACTAGGTCGTATTGAAAAGATCACAGTACACCTAGAAATCAAATGCACTCGATGCCGAGTGCTAAATCATTGGAACGCCTAAAGAGCGTCAGGTTAGATAGCCTTGAGCTACCAACGGAGTTGACAATATGTCCCCGAAAACTAACCCAAACCAAGAAGTTTCAAAACCTGCCTATAACCCTTCAGGACATTCATTTTCAGGATGGCTTGGGGGTAAATCTCAACTGGCTAGAACCATAATTGATATGATGCCTGAGCATCATCATTACTGTGAAGTTTTTGGCGGTGCAGGTTGGGTGCTGTTTAAAAAAACAGTATCCAAGCTTGAAACCATCAACGATATTAATGGCGATCTTGTAAATTTATATCGTGTATTTAAATATCATCCTGACGCCCTGGTGCAAGAGTTTGAAACCCAACTCATCAGTCGTGATGAATTTGAACGATTAAAAGCCTCTAATTCACAAACATTAACGGACATTCAACGAGCAGCTCGATTTTATTACTTATTGAGAAACTGCTTTGGCGCAAAAATTTCATGCCCAAACTACACTTCTCTTGTAGATCGTTTACCACTTTTAAAATTAGGTGATGAATTAAAATCAACCTTATCTAAAATTCATCAGCGATTACAAAAGGTAAATATTGAAAATCGCAATTTTGATACTTTGATTCAAAAAATGGATCGTCCAACCACCCTATTTTATTTAGATCCACCTTATTACAATTGCGAAAATTACTATGGTGAAGATTTTTTTAGCCGAGATGATTTTTCAAAACTGAATGATATTTTAAGAAATATCAAAGGAAAATTTATTTTAAGCCTTAATGATGTACCTGAAGTGCGTGAATTGTTTAAAGGCTTTTACTTTCAAACTAAAAAAATTCGTTGGTCATTCAACGCTCAATCTGAAGATGAAAATAATGGTAAAGAAATCATTATTACCAATTTCAAGATTCCTGATTAAGCGCTAAACAGGATTCAATTCCTCGCACTTTAAAAACAAAATGCCCATGATTTCAAGCATGGGCATTTTTACGTTTAAATCATCATGAGCAATCAACTTTTACGGCAATTTCAAAATCTTTCCAGTATTGGAACTGTAATAGCGGTCGATGCTTCAGCATGGAAAATTCGCTTAAAAATTGATGAAAATGAGACTGATTGGATTCCTATTCCGACCATGGCTGCAGGCGTTGTTAAAATTTGGCGCTGTCCATCGATCGGAGAACAATTTTCAGTTACAGCACAAGGCGGTGAGCTGACTAATTCGGTACCACAAATCAGTTTATTTTCTGAAGATTTCCCTCCCCCAAGCGTAGACCCTGACGAGGTTTATATCCAATTAGGTGAGCATTCATTTGTTGTCAATGTCGCATCAGGTGAAGCCATTTTTAAATTAAACAAATGCACCTTTGATGTTCCTGAAACTGAATTTACAGGTCAGGTCAAAATTCTAGAAAAGTTGGACGTTACACAAGGCATTCATGCCCAACAAGATATCACCTCTGATACGGATGTCATCGCACAAAACATTAGTTTGACCAAACACAAAACATCCAATGTCAAAGGTGGAACAGAAACTTCAGGAGTTCCAATACCATGAAAGGAATGAATCGAAGTACTGGTAAAGCAATTACAGATAATGATTCATTTCCTGAGCATTTGTATCAATCTATGCATGACATTCTTAGCACCTTAATCGGTACTCGATTATGTCGAAGAAATTACGGTTCACTTGTTCCTCATCTTATCGATCAACCCTGTAATGACTTTACCAAGCTTCAGATTATGAATGCCTCAGCGACTGCTCTTATTCGCTTTGAACCTCGCATCAAAATTAGTCAAGTACAAGTTAGCCAAGCTGCTGCTGTTGTGGGCTATTGGCTGATTACCATTCTAGGCAATATCAAGACCATTACAGGTACTCAAACAGTAAAACAAGAATTTCTAATCGGGGCAGCTACATGAGTTCAAATCGTATCGATCTTTCTGCTTTACCCTTTCCAAATGTTATAGAGCAGCTCGACTTTGAAGCAGAGTTAGATGCATGCAAACAGGATCTCATCGCAAGAGATCCTGAACTAGCGCCAGTATTAAATTTTGAAAGTGAGCCAATCGTTAAGGTTCTTGAAACCTTTGCTTATCGCTTATTGCTTAAAACATCTAATATTAATGCCAAAGCAAAAGCACTCATGTTGGCCTATGCAAAAGGCGCAGATTTAGACCATTTAGCAGCTAACCGTAATGTTTATCGAAAAACCATTATTGAAGCAGATCCCAACGCAAACCCACCGATTGAAGCGGTTATGGAAGATGACGAGGATTTGCGTCGTCGAGTTCAATTAGAGCCTGAAAGTAAATCTGCAGGTTCAGTCGGTGCATATCAATTTTGGGGTTTAGGTGCACATGGCCATGTTAAGGATATTGCGGTAGAAACGCCTGCAGCTGGATACGTTGATATTTTTGTACAAAGTCATATTGATGATGTTGCACCTCAAACTTTACTCAATATTGTGGATGTTGCATTAGATCCTGGTACTAAGCGACCGTTTACAGATGCCGTAACTATAAAAGCAGCCACACCTTTTGAATGGGCAGTAAACGCCACTTTAGTTTTATTCCCTGGTCCTGATTCTGCGGTGGTTCAAACAGCTGCTGAAGATGCCCTCAACACCTACATTAAAATGGTTAATGCTTTGGGGTATGACGTCACTCGCAGCGGAATTTATCACGCTCTACATGTGGCAGGTGTACAAAATGTCATTTTGACTTCGCCAGCGAGTGACATCATTTTAGCAAAAAGCCGGTATGCAAAATGTATTGGCACAACGCTTACAATTACGGAGTTTCGCGATGTCTAAACTCTTACCTCCCAATGCCACAAAACTTGAAAAGAATATTGAGCAGCTTGGTGAAAAAATTACTGCACTTCCCGTCCCTTTTGTTGATTTACATCGTATTCATCTTTGCCCTGTTGCTCACTTACCTTGGCTTGCATGGGAGCACCGTGTCGAGTATTGGCAGCCTAATTGGGCCGAATCACAAAAACGAAATGCCATCACAGAAAGTAAGGCTTTCAATGCGCAACGTGGCACCCGATCTTCCATTGAAAGTTTACTTTCAACTGTCGTCCCTCAATTCCAATTAACCCCTTGGCATGCACTCAATCCGAGACAACCGCCATTTACTTTTATAGTCAATATTCCGACTAGTTACCTGCTAACGATTGACCAATTACTTCAAGTATTAACGGCCATTGAAGCAACAAAATCGGCAAGAGATGCTTATTCAATCACTGCAAAAGTTAAAACAGAAAGTCATTTTAATGTTGTCGGTGCGTCACATACGGGTGCAACCGTTTATCTATCTACAATTTAATAAGGTTTAAATTATGGCTGCAAAATACTATGTCGCTTTGACTGAGTACGGTTCATCATTGATTGCTCAAGCTCATAATGTTGTCAGCATTCAACTCACCGCAATGGTGATTGGTGATGCAAATAATCAACCTTATGAACCTATTGACCAAAAAAGCCGAACATCTTTAGTCAATGAACGTGCCAGAGTTCCTATTCAGTCTGTTGAAGTACTAGGGCAAACTGCACGAGTCTCTGCCACGATTGAAGCAAATATCGGTGGTTTTAATATGCACGAATATGGCTTTATCGATGCCACTGGCCAACTGGTTTATATTGGTAATTATCATGGCGCATACAAACCGGTGATTGCTGAAGGTGCAGGTGGTGAACTTGAAATTGTCACCGAAATTAAAGCTGATTCAGGCGCTCAGGTTTTAGTCGAAATTGATTCCCACGTTGTCACTGCAAATAAACAATGGGTTTTAGATCAAATCAATAGTTTAAAAGAAACCATTTTAAGCCGACATGATATTGCCATTGGCGATCCATTCATCACCACAATCTTATTCAATAATTCAGATGCAGTGAATAAACATAAAGGATATGGCGAATGGCAAAAGTCGGGTGATGGTCATGCCTTGGTCAGCCGTGCCCTAGAAAGTAATGAACTTGCGCCTAGTTTTATGAAAGTAATAGGCAACACCGGGGGCGAATATACCCATAAATTAAGCATTGAAGAATTACCAAAACATCGCATTAATATCGATGCAACAACAACCGACAGCCCTGGTAGTGCACGTCCTTCATTTAATTTTTCAACTGATAAGCCTGCTGACTTAAAAACTAACGAGATTGGAGGCGATAAAGCCCATAATATCGTGCAAAAATCTATGGTGGTCGATGTTTGGATTCGTACTGCATAAAAGCAAAATCCTGATTAAGACTTAAACTGGATTGTACTTATAGAATATTAAAATCTCAGACCGCATGATGACTTCAAATCCACCAAACCAATATATTTGGAGTAATCATGGCTGAGTTTCATCACGGAATATCAAAACGTGAACCCACTTCAGGCATCATCCCGATGCGAGATGCTGACACCAATGTCATCGGACTCATCGCCTTTTCGGATGATGCAGATGAAAATG